CAAATTCAATATCCAAGTAGAAATTCTTTACTACTTCCAAATTAAACCCTGAATCTACTACTAAAAACTTAGTTAAATTCTTAAGTTTTATGGGTTTTTGTTTCTTTAAAGCATCTAATATCTTTATCTGAAATAATCTTATTAATCTTTCACCATATTTAAACTTCCATTTATTAAGGAAATCTTTAGATATAGTGAACTCTAAAGTATCCATAAGATCTATCAGATCAGTTTCTAAATTACTCATTTTAATAGAATTAAATATAGACAAAACGAACTTATTTTTTTAAAAAAATATATAATTTATACATGGACTTTAAGACTAAGAAAGAAAGAGAAGCCAACCAAAAGAAGATAGAACAGTTGCTGTTCCCTTATCAAGGCAACTATGGGATAGTTTCTACTTCAAATTTAGGCTTGGAGCCAGGGGATATCATATTGTTAACTTACTTAAAAAAAGATGACGGAACCACTATCTCACACCATAAATCTGGTGTTGAAAGAATGGGTATTGTTGTCTCCAGTAGGAGAACTGGTGGAGGAGTAACATTCCCCTCTACAAAGTTAAATATGCTATTAAATGTGTTTTTGATAGATTCTCTATCAGATTCTTTGTTTAGAGCAGTCGTTAAAACTTTCTATGCTAAAGAAAAAAGATGTGATTACCATGCAAGGCCAAGAGTCTTACAGTCTTTCTTAAAGAAAGAAAACTTTAGAACATTAAATTTAAGATGGGTTGGCAACTTAAAAAAAGTAACCATAAACATAGAAAAATTTAGAAGAACAACAGAAAATTTACTAGAGGAATAATATGGTTGGGATAGATCAATTAGTAGCACCAATAACAACTGCATTTAGTCAGCAGTTTAAGGAAATGTTTAGTACTTTAAATGAGTATATTTCTGCATCAATTCCATCAATCCAATATTTTAAATCAGTAACAGAATCTTTTAAAATACAAGAAACATTAGCAAGATCTAGTTTAGACTACTCCAAAGCATTAACTTTTCTAGAAAATCAATTAAATAGAACTGAGGGCTCTAGACTAGAAAACATGAAAGAAGTTGTTGCTAACTTTGACTCAGGTATTAGAGCAACTGGAGATGAGTTATTAAGTTTACAGTCTGAATTAAGAAGGACTGGAGTTGATACTCAATTAAGCAGAAAAGTATTTACTGATCTTTATGGAATGACTGGGGGAAGCGTAAAAGCTCAAGATCAACTTGCTAGATCACTAAGAGAAACTTCTAAGAATCAATTAGTCAGCATCAATTCATTAGTAAAAGCACTTGATGCTATTTCAGAAGAAATGCAGATAAACAGTATAATTGCTAACGATCCAGCAAGAGCAGAAAGAATAACAAATGCTATGGCTGGGATGGCGATTGCATTACCAGAGAATATGAGAAGTGAGTTATTAAAATTTATTATATCCACAGATCAATATTCTAATAGACTAATGACTGGCACTGAAGAAATTGTCCAGGCAATAAAAACAGAATCAGATGTAGCTAAATTACCAGGACTGCTGGAACAACTTTATAGTAAACTTGGATCTAGTTTAGATACCCTAACTGGGGGAACAAGTGAATTTGTAAAAACAAGAATATTAGAAAACTTAAATTTAAAAACATTATATGCTGCTCAACAAACAGTGCAAAATTTAACTGAGCAACAAAAAATTACTGGTCCTGGTGCTGATGATGCATTTGCAAAATTTACAGCAGACGCAAATGCTGTGGATAAAACTATGAAGTCTGTAATTGAAGAAGAGAGAAGAAAATCTAACAATAACCTTGATGAATTAACTGGGATGAAAGATGCTATTCAGTTAACAACCGGAGCATTGAAAGGACTTGGGACAGTTACTGAGGCTCTTGCACCGGCATTTGATTTAATTGCTGAAGGATTAAAACGTGTGGTTCCGCAAGTTCAAGCCCAGCAAAATTTTCAGAATGCTAATTTTGCGCTAAAGGACCCAGAACTTTTAGAAAACTACACAAAAGTAATAGAAGAATTAAATAAAGGAAAAAAAGACATAGTATCATTAAATGAACAATATTCTGCGGGGGCAATTAACCTTCAAAGCTTTAATGCTGAAATGGATACACTACTAAGAAGCCTTAGGAGTAAGGAAGGTTCTCCTATAGTAGATGCCGGTAAAGATATTGAACTAGCTTTAACAATTCTTGATGAAAATTTATTAAAGTCCTCAGATTCATTAGGACAATTTATTAATGATATTAAGGATCAAAAAATTAATTTTGTATTTAGCAATTTAGATGATGAGGCAAAGTTTTTTAACCAATTAAACAAAAGAAATATAAGACTTAATGAAGATCAAACTAACCAATTTAAAAACCTTTTTGAAGAAACAAATAAAAAGTTTAAGAAAATTGAAAAAACTAATGAAGGGCAAGATCAATTTACAGAAAAAGCAAAATTAGAAAGAAATGTAGAAATAGATGTTATTGCAAAATTAAATGTATTATTAGCATCAATGTTAAATGCTAGAAAAAACATTGATGAAGATTCAGAAAGAAAAAACTTAAGTAACTCACTTAAAAAAGATTTAAGTGACACATTAGAGAGATTTATAAACTTAACAACTGAATCTCAAAGAACTCAAAAATTAAATTCTGATAATGTTGAGAGAATTACTAATGTTTTAAGAAGCCATGCAATTTTATTAGAGGGAATCATGAAAGTTCCAGCGGTAGGGGACAATACACTAATAGGTGTAGGCCAAGGGCTTACGTCTATGAGAGAGCCACAATAAGGATAATATATGGTAGACATATTAGAAAAATATTTTAAATCTGGTAAGTCTGATACAAAACTTCAAAGAGGAAAAGATCCTATCTTAGGATCCTTCAGATTACAAAATACTACTAGAGTAAGAGTAGGGAAACAAGGGACTGATCAAGTAGGAAGAGTTCGTCTTGGTCGAAGAGGGCCAGGGCAAGGGGATACAACCCCAGAGCAAGAAAGAGCTAGAGAAGCAATCCCAGATGTAATGAATCCAATAATAGCAAATCAAATTTCTATACTGGATTCAAATGGTAGTAATGAGCTCAATCAGTATGAGATAAGAAATCCTGCATCTCCCCAAAATGGGCAGGATACCACCGGGAAAGAGTTGGACCCAGGGGCTAAACTGTCACTAAAAGCTTCTGATATAACTAAACAATTTATTAAAAGAAAATTAGAAGAAAGATCACATTTAATGTTTGAGTTTCAGACACCGGAAGGATCAAAAAGAGCGTTTCTTCCATTTACTGAAAATTTAAAAGTTGTAGAAAGCCAACAATCTAATTTAACTGATTATTCTTTATTATCTAGAAGCAGTCAAATTTTTGCTTACATGGGAGCAGAATCTAGAGTTTTAAAACTTTCATTTTCTTTTAAGTTATTGCATATATTGGAAATGCTTTCTAAAGAGGGTATTGATAACAAATTTTTTAAACATTTTTCTGATTACAATAATAGACAATCGGATATGTCACAATTTACTCAAAGTGATATTTCTTCGCCAGTAGATCATGGTGCTATACATAGAAAATATTTTAATAATAAAGTTTTTCCAAGTTCTTATCAATCTAACATATTTGATTCAAATTTTGGTCTTAGTAATTTTGGAATGCCTAAATCTGATGAAAATATTAAAAAAATTAATAAAGCAATAAATTCTATAATCTATTGGATTAACTTAGTTAGATCTAGTGTTAAGAATGATTCAAAAAACACTGTATATGGACCACCATTAGTTAGATTAACTCATGGTCCAATGTATAATGCAATACCATGTATCACAAAGTCATTTAATATTGAAATAGATGAGGCTGCTGGTTATGAGGCAGAGACTCTATTTCCTAGAGGTATAAATTTAACAATGGATTTAGCTGAAACCAGAATTGGAGATTTCTCAAACTTTAAATCATTTGATAAGATTAAGGGTGACAATATATCTGGTTGGGAAGCTGTCTTTGAAGAAAACAACATGGACCCATATAATGGTCTAATTGGAAGATAAGATATGAAATATAAAAATCATTTAGCCATTGATTCATATCAGGCTATTCATAGAACAAAAAAAATATCTACAAATATAAATTCAGATGAATTCCAAAAGTTTACTAGCAATTTGAAGTCGCTGGATTTTACTGTAGGCGTGGTTCAGCCTGGATATGAACATCGAGCTGATAAAATATCTTACCTTTTTTACAATACTCCAGAATTAGATTGGCTTATTTGTTGGTACAATAATATCAGTGATCCTTTACAACAGTTAAATGTTGGAGATCAAATAAAAATCCCAAGCTTAGTATGAGTTCTAAAGTCTTTACAGCAAACATTTTTTTAACTGCTTCAAGAGAAGTAGCTGATAAATTTTCATTAGCTAAAAAAGTATCTAATTTTATAGATCAACTTAGCACTCAAGAAAAGGGAATGTCTTTTATCCATTACCCTGGAAAACAGAATAGTAATCTACTAGAACTTTCTTATCAGTTTGGATCAGATAAACAAAAAGATCAATCTTTTTTAACTTTAAAGTTTTTAGAATCTAATCTTCCTTTTGAAAAGTATTATTTACAGAATACTATAGAGAATGAGATTTACAGAAACACAACGAACGAAGAAGGGGTATATTCTAGTAAACCAATATTTATTTCTTTTGGAATTGGAGACAATTTACAAGAGTGGGGAGGAATCTTCATTTGCAGTTTGAAGACTGCTAATTTTATATTGACAGAATCGGGTGTTAAAATAATAACCTTAGAGTTTGTCCCAGCGGAAGGAATGCTTCTTAGAAATTCATATATGAGAAGCGTAGGATATGAATCTAGAATAAACAGCGGAACTGCAATTAAACAAAGAGTAACTATTTCACAATCACAAATAATAAAAATAGAAAATCTTAAAAAACTTAATGAAGTAAATTACGCATTACAAAATTTAGTAAATAAGTACCTATTTTCTATTTCTGAGATGCAAACTATTTGTATTCTTCCTGATGTTGAACCTAATTATTCTGTGAAGAGTCTTGAATATTTTTTTAAAGGTAAAGCAGACGATGCTGCGCTAAAAGAACTAGGAGTCAAAGCAAATGTTGTTTTATCAAAGAAAAATCAAGAAGAAGTAATAAAAAATTTAGTCACTTACCCATTCACACTTCATCAAATAGAGACAAAAAATATAGAAACTCCCAAAGAAATAGAATTAAAATTAGTTTGTGAAGTTAATCCAAATGTTACAGTCCCAGATCCTTTCAATCCAATCAACACTTTAAGTTCTAAATTAAATGAGTTATTTTCTGCAAAGGGATCAACGACAGTTGGGTTTCAAAATAGAGTTGTAATAGAAAACAACTACAAATTATTAGAGTTGTGGAAAAAATATAAATTTATAGATGAACTTAAACCAACTATAGTTTTTGGGGATTCTAGGTTATTAAAAAAATTTTTATACCCAGATAGAAATTTTAGAACAGAAACTAATTGTATTGCAACTACTTTCGACAGTGCTAAGTATAAAAATGAAAAGTATGAAAATGAGTATAATGATTTGATAGCTGTAAATGAAGATGACTTTAGAAGAGATGCAAACAAATTAAATTCTACACCTAACGCAATTCCTGTTTTTAATTTTTCAAATAAAAATGGAAACATAATTTCTTTAAACATTAAGAACGAACCAGGGTACTTTGGTCTTCTTAAGGGAATTGGATTTAAACCAGAGACAGTTACAACTTATGTAAACACGCCAGACTTAATTAAACTATTAAAACAATATGAAAGTCTAAAAGATTTAAATAATAATAAAAATACACAAGATCTTCAAAATGTTGGTGTAAATCAACAAAATATAAATGAACGAAATATTAGAGAAGAAATTATATCTAAAGTTAAACGCATATACTCATCTAGCCCTTTGTTTGATAAAAATGTAGATTTAGATGCTATATTAAAGGGTATGACAAAACAAGATGTTGGAGTTGTAATAAAATATTTTTCTACTCTGTCAGCAGAAATTTCTGCAAAAGAAATAAATGATGTAATGAGAAAGAGTGTTATATTAATGTCAATAAGAACTCTACCCTATTTTAAAATATCAAATCTTGGAGTTCTTGGATTACTTTGTTTTTTAGTTGGCGATAATAATAATGTTTTTAATGTTAAACCTTTTGACGATAATTCATTCTTAACTGGATACTATAATTTACTTTCATTTCGTCATGTAATCACAAAAACAGATTGTTATTCAGAGTTTTCTTTACAAAGGCAATTTGGATATGTTAATCCAGAAATAAAACCAGATACTGGAGAAGTAATATTTCCATCTACTATAAATAATGAGTTGAAGCAAGGCACAGAGAACAAATGAACATTTATAAAGGAAAAGTTTTAGGCCCTGGGGGCATACAGACATACAAGAGACCTGTGGATGGTCAATTCTATGTTCAAATAACAATGCCAGAAGGACTGACAGAGGATGTTGTAGTTACTTACACAAGCCCTTTTTATTCTGTAGGATATGGAGGAGTTCTTGCTTTACCAGACCCAGGAAGTGTTGTTTTAGTTTTTAGGGATACGGATGAGAAGTATTATTACTTGTCTACAGTTATTGAAAAGGCTGAATCAAACAGTGTTAAACAACCAAAAGATATTTTTCCAAACAAAAAGCAAGTATACCCAGATGAGTCAACTTTAGGAAGAAGAGTTACTTTTGAAAATCAATTTGGTGCTGGCTTAAAAATGAATCACATTTTTAAATCAGACAACATAATCGACACGGTAGCCCTTAAATCAACTAAGGGTAAAATGCTTCTTCTTAGTGACTCATTAAAAAATGATTCTATAGCCTTGTTTAATGAGCACGATGACGGCATAACAATAAGTTCTGGTGGCAACTCTTCTAATGAAACCAGATCAATTAGTATAACTGCTCAGAACTCGATATCTTGTGTGTCACACCAGGGGAAGGCTCAATTAGTCGTTGGTAATGGTGGTCATATTGATATTATTAATTACTCTAGTGACCTTTTTAATACCAACGTATTAAACCCAGCAGTTGACGGTGGGGACGTTAATATTATTAGCCAAAACAGAGATGTTAACATCTCTGTCAGAGGTGTAACTAGCAACATATTTATTACCACAAAGTTAGTAAGGGTTAGGATAGACGAAACTGGGACTGTAAGTGTTCAGGCCCCAATAATTAACTTAAAAGCTGGAGTATCTATAAATATGGATGCACCCCTAATTAATATGAATTCGGATGCCGGAACATTTATGTATAGTAATGGAATAACAAATATAACTAGCAATGCCACTACGGAAATAGAAGGAAATGCGGGTGTCTATTTAAATTCTGGATTTGCTGGAAGCCCAAATCCGATTACCCCAGACCCAACTTTAACTGATAATCTAGACTAATGGTCAAGTTCGACACATCTAATTTTGTTCAATCTGTCAATAATGGCGACAGTCCTATTCAGTCCTTAGGAGGATCTTTTGGACTACCTTCTTGCCTAACAGATTTAACGGAAGAATTACTTTCTTTGCTCCCTGGGAATATATTAGGGGCTATGAGTGCAGCAACTCAGGATGGCATAGACAAAGCAAATAATTTAATAAAAAGAATAAAAAAGAACATTCTCTGGTTATTTGGTATTGACGTAGTTACAAATGAGGACGGAGAAGAAGTTTATGTTTGCAGATGGTTTAAGTATGGAACTGAGCCTGGATCTTTCCTGACGGAGATAGCTGAATTTATTGGTGCGGCAACTGCATTTGCTACAACTCTTTATAATAATATTCAATCTATTGCTGCAAACATAGAAAGACTAGTCGATTGCTTGAGACAGCTTGGAATACTAGGCAATATAAAAAGAGACTCGCAAGACATAATAAGAGACACTTACACAGAAGACGGTTATGATGAGTATGTTCGTGGCCTAATGGCTAGCGACATGAGAGCTTTAGATGAGGCAACCACACTTTTAAACAGTCTTTTAGCTTTCAAGGAATCAATAGACAGAGAGCTAGCAAGAAGAGCAGCAGACCCCAGCTTAGAGCCTCAATACAGCGATGAGGTCTTAGATTCTTTCCCAAGCCTAACAAGGTTCTCGCCCCCAGGAAGAAAGAAGGAATTGCTCAGACTATCCTATGGCCCACCAGTATCAATCAACGGGAAGTTCTTGCTGTCTATTGATGGACTTTACTACGATTCTCAAACCAGTGGAACATTCCCAGTACTTTTCGATATTCAGCAAAAGATTGATAGCATAGAAAAAAATCAAATCTGGCGTTTAGATCAAGATCCAAATCTAGGAGGAAGAGGAAAAGACTTTACCCTGGATGACGCAAAATATTATATTGATAGCATATTCGATGACAGAATAATAGATGACTCTATAACCATGAGAGAATTCTATGAAAAGGATGAATTGCTACAAAGCCTGATAGGACAAAGAAATAGAAAAGTTTTTGATGTTTCTGGAGAAATTCAGCTTGCCATAGAGCAAGAACTCGGAAGCGCAATTATCAATAACCTTCAACAAGTTATGCTGTCTGAGTCTGCTCACTATCTCGAAAAGATAAACAAGAGAAAGAAGCAAATAGAGTTGGCAGTAAAAGTTCCTATTTCTTACGGCAAGGGAGCCTTGTATAGAGCAGGAGAGATTCCAATTAATGACTTTTCGTATCTACAAGGCATAAACTTTAAAATGGATTTGGAGAAGCAAAGAAGACTTGTAATAGATCAAGACGATGTTTCTGGTGTAATACTCCCTATTGAAATAACTTTTGTTGAGCAGGTAAAGCAAGAAGAAGATATATCCTTAGACCACTTATTATTAAATGACATAGGTCTTGGATCAATAGTCTCAAATCCTTCCGGCACAAGAAACTCAAAGTTATCAATAAATACTTCTGTAGAAACAGAAGGACTTATTGCTCTTTATAACTTGCTGTCTTTTGAGATTGCACCTCCTTCCTCCACAACATTTAAACTCAAGAACTCTTCTTTCTTAGGGGCTGGTTTAAACGCTCAAATTGTTGCTCCTACGACGAATAGGGTCTTCAATAAAGGAGTCGGCATAGCCTACCTGGAGGGCATTACGAAGCATCTCAGTGTTGATCCCACAAACCCAACTGGAGTTGGAAGTTATATAAGATTACCACAAAAGAAAGAATTCCAAGATTTACTTTACAACAAGAATGGAGCAACATTTGAGGCTTGGGTGTATGCACCCCACTTAGACAACGAAGGATTAGGATTTAATGCAGACTACACCGCTTCAGGTCTCTACAGATTAATTCTTGCTAATGAGAATACAGGACTATCTCTAGGAGCCCAAAAACAACAAGATATTTTAAATCTACAGAAGGATGATTCTACTGATGTTTGCAGAGGCTTAATTTTTGGATTCTCAAGAGACAGAAGACTAACAAAAGATTTATATCCTTCAAACATAGATTCTGAGAATGACATAGATGATACTTGTCTGGTGTTGGCACCAACACAATCATATGATTCTTCCAGTGTTGGATTCATAAACAAGTTCAAAGACATTACTGACAATTGCTACCAAAATAGCAGCATTTGGTATGGGATGAGATTCCCAGTAAATCAATCAGTGAATGGTGTCTCATTATCGGCTTGCAATAATGAGTTCTGTCAAATAACTTTAACATTCGATCCAATAAAAAATAAAATATCTTTCTATTGTGATGGTCAAGTATTAATAACTTCTAGTTATAAGGATGTTTTTGGTATTGACCCAAAGCTAGAAACCTTAAAAATTCCATCTATTAAAAGACCGAATACTTTTGAGTATAATCCAACTTCTATGGCAACTGTCGATGCCACCCAACTAAGAAGTGGTCCAAAGCTAGGAAGCTACTTTACACCTTGGATAATTGGAGGTGGATATACCGATGGTATGCAAACAGGAAACTTCATGGGCGGGCAGTATGGAGGGATAATTAGTGGACTTAAAGGTTTCTTAGGTGGTATTAAGCTTTATTCTAGACCACTGTCAGAAGATCAAGTATTAAAAAACTTTAACGCTTCAAAGGAATTTTTTAAGAACATTTACATACCAGCATTGGAATGGGAACCAATTATTAGCGAGTAATTTATGAGCGACACCAAATATTTTGTTAATTGTAGAGGGGCGACATTCAATAAAGTTCATACAGATGAATGGAATCAATCTGGTCAAATGCCTCGTTTGGTGGCACCATTTATGCCTTACACAGACAATTTAAATACTAACATAATGACTTTTGCTGGCTCTACCAAGACAGCTAATTGGTTATATTATGACCCAAGCGAAGCTGACGAGCAGATACAATACTTAAAAGATATTGGTGTAAATCTTGTAAGAATTTATGGCGATATGTATTGTTGGGCTAATTTTAAAGATAAGTATTTAAGCCATGTCGAATCTTTAGCTAGAATATGTAACAATAAAAAAATGTATACTCAATGGGTTTTATTTGATGGGTATACAGATGGTGATACAAGTTCAACTAATCATTCATTAGGTTACTTTGACCCATCTACAATCTATGAGGCAGTATCATGGGGGATTAAAAGGTGGCAAAGATGCCCAAATATTAATTCAAATGATCTTAGTTATAACTGGGATTACTGGGGAGTATACAATGGTATGCCTACAAGACATCCATCTTCAATGGTAGTCAGTGGGGATGCTTATGTGACTGACATGGTAAACACCGCAGGAAAATTTTTTGGAACTCTGGCTTGGGAAGTGATGCACGATGTTAATATATTACCAACTGAACCTTATGGGTATCAATTTGTAGTGTCGGCTATAAACAAAGTAAACTCTATTAAAAACTCAAGACAAAAAACTACATTCAGTGCTAAAAACATAAATGCTTCAAGCGCATATATCTCAGGCACAACCTACCCAGATATCTACAACTCAGGGGTTATAACACAACTCACACCTCTTGTTGATTTTGTTTGTCATATTAATTCAAATTTCACTTTTTTAGGTTTTATAAATAATTATATAACCTTAAAAGATTTTTCCCAAAAAACTGGGAAGCCGATAATGATCATTGATTCGTTTGTTGACCATATTGGAACACCTTATGAACTTTTTAAATTCTCTAAAGATTTTAATATTGGGATTGTCATTGAAGGGTTAGTTGATAGGTCATTCACTAGAAAACCTTTAAATAGTAAAAAAGGAATACTGTTTGATGATGGTGACTGTAGAGAAAGTAAGGATATAAGTATTATAAAAGAAAAAACTATTTCAGATGGATTCATTGGAAAGTATTCAGTATCTAAATCAATTCCTGAAAAATTAGAATTTAGTATTTTAGAAGATGAACAAAATTACAATGGGTCATCATTTGCTAGATACAACAATTTTGATGAGCAAGGCCATAACGCTTGGGAAACTGTTTATGAGTCTTCTAGGATTATTCCAGAATATAAATCTCTCTCTGTGGGGTATTCACCAATAGATTCTTTTTCAAGCTCTAAATCAAGTGGGTGGGGGGTTATAGGGGACGGGAGCGACTACACTATCTCTGGATTATTTGACACTATTCAATCCTTATCTGGAGAGATTTACAATTCTCTTTTAGCTAATATTGATGGAGATTTAACTAGAGAGTTAACTTGCTATAAAAGAATTACTAAGTTAATAAAGTTAACAGAAGATTTAAATATGTATAAAGGTCATAATTATTACAATACGCCAAATTATGCATCAAGCTTTATATTGTCATCTCTTCAAGAGACTTTGTTTATCGCAGCCTCTGCTTTTATGCCAAGATCAATAACAAAAAGCACTGACTATAATGAGAGCCCATTTGTTGGGACGCCTAGGTATCTATCCAGCTTAGCTGTTACTGATGGGCCATTTAGGGATTCTCCTATCTTACTTCAAAAACCAATTTGTTTTTGGATAAGGCCAAATGGAGGAACAAGTGGATGCTGTATTTATGACCCTGCACTAGTGGGTTCTATATCTCCAACCGCTGATATATTATCATTACTAAATTGGGCTTCTTATGATACAAAGTTACAATCTTGGGTAACAGCACTCTACAATGCATATGTAAACTTCAATAATAATCTTAGAAATTATCTATTGAATAGTTTAGGCGAATCTAAAGTATCTAATTACTTGTCAATAATTTAGAATACATTACCAACCTTAAACGGCATGGTATAATTATAAATTATGTCAGGAATTTCTGCTTTAGGATCTATAAATTCTCCTATATTGTAGTTGTTTACTAGGTATTGAATTTTTTCAATTACTTCTTCTTTATCTTTTCCAACTATAACAAAAACTTCACAGGCAGTCCATCCTTTCTCGCAGAATGCTAAATTTCCTTGCATACCAACTACATTCATACCCCATTGACTGTTAATTATCTCTGTCGATGAGAATATTGGATTAAAGAATAATTCATATCCTCTTCCATAATTAGCTGTACCGGGAGTTCCACTTGTTATTATCTGATTATAGACTAAATTTAAGGTATAACCTTTTTTATATCCTTTTGTAAATGGATCAGAGAATACCTTGTCATTTAGTAAATATCCATGAGCTACGCATATTGAAGGCAGACCTCCAGGGCAACTGGGAGTTCTTTCTTGTATTGTAAATAATAAATTTGAACTTAAATAGTATGGACTACCTTTGAAGAATTTTTGTGCAATACTGCTCACCCCCAGCGGATTTACACCACTAAGATATTCAAATTTGTAATTTACATAACTATTCTCATCCAGGTAACCTCCTGGATAAATCATATTAATTGTGATTCCATTTCCTAAAGCAGAAAGTTGTATTCCACTTACAAAAACATTATCAGAATCAATTAACTGATTGCTTAGGGGGGAGTAGGTGTAAACTTTATCAAATCTACAATCCATCCAAAACCCTCCACCAATTAAGAATCTCTGCATATTTGTATCTGGGACTGCTGCAAGCATTGCAGATACTGATTGTCCTGTAAGAGAAGAATAATTATAGTATTGGTCTTTATAGTATCTAAATGGTTGATAGAATGCATTTACAACTCTGTGTATTCCATCCCCTAAGAAATCCATTACTAACTTTTGAAATGATATTGTGCTTTTATTGAAAGCAAGAATATCATAACTACCACCTCTCTCTGCTGAATTTAAATTAGTAGCAAGGTCTCCACTAGCTAAACTATTCTTAAAAGTAGAATATGTTTTTGTATCTGCTGATGCATCAACATCAAAATTAGTAGCAAGTTCAAACGCTGCGTTTGGATTTAGGGAGAAATAATCTCCTTCTGAAACAGATTGTAAGAATTCAACATTTCTACAACTTTGAATTACATGGTATTTACCATCCTCTTCATAATCTTTTGTGTATATTGGTATTGCATTTTGTCCGTCAATGATAAACAAATGTGAAGAAGTATGATAATTAAAAACTCCACCATAATTATAAATAGCATCGTTGCCGCCAGCACCCCCAGGGAGAATATTATGATATGTTTTTGGGATAGGTGGGATTGTGGCACTCATGGGGATTCCGTCAGTAGCTCCAGGGGGTACGCCGAATAATCTTGATAACAATCCGTTATCAGCGTTTAATCCATAACCCTCATAAAAAGTTGGGTCTAAAAACATTTGTCTTCCCCAGCCAGTACCCCTATGAGATATGAAAATTCCATCTTCTAAACTATCACTAGCATTAAGTCTTGTATTCCACCAATCTATTGCGCCATTAAGATTTTTAGATAATTCAAAAGTATTTAATTTAAATTGTCTTCTCACATTACCAAACATATTGGATTGAAATTCATCTATTTTCCTGCCATGATTTCCATTTAATATTGCTGCACTTATATCCATAGCATACCCCAAGCCAGTCGAAAGCAAACCAGCATATGGGTATTCATTAGACGCTAATGTTCCAGATCCATAGTAGATTGGGTATTGAGTTGTAGATGGATCGTATTGATTTGTTAGCCAAGCATACTGATCTTCAAAAAACGGTCTTCTCTCTTGATTATAAGTTAAGTTATTTGTGTTTATAGATGATGCTTGAAATTTAGTTGTTAAGCATTTTGAATCATATTTGTATAGACATGGCCCTATCTCACTTATTGAAGCAGAAGCTGACTTGGAGCTTTTTAAGAACATATCTTCTGAATTCATAAAAGAATGATTCGGCTCTCTACTTCTTTTTAAGCTCAGATTATCAGAAATTTTAGCCATGGTATAATCCTATTATTTTTTAAGTTGTATAAATATTTATGCTAGGATTAAGTATTTTAAGTGATACTTAAATAATAAAATGGCAATACCCTCTAATACTCAAATCTATGGGAAAGTAGTACAATCAGTTCCTAAGAATATATTAACTTTAAAGTTAGATAAGGATGTAGGAATAGGTTATCCAATACCTCAAAATCCATATAGAGGTTACTTTTCTAAGCTAGCGGGTATAGAATTAATTAAATCTAACCTTACTCAATTCATTAAAACTGAGCGTGGCGAGCGGTTTATGAGGCCAGATTTTGGGTGTAACTTAAGAAGATACCTTATGGAGCCATTAGACGATACGCTTTTTAATGAAGTAAAAACTGAAATTTATGAGTCAGTTAGTAAATATTTTAGCAAAGTTTCCATATCTAAATTGCAAGTAATGGAGCAAGGGGATAATGGCATGAGGGTGGAACTCTTTTGTAACCTAAGAACAGAAGAAATGGTAAAATTTAATACTCAGATACAAATTCAATGACATTTTCAGGAACAGTAACCTCTGACTACCTCAAGTATATCCCAGAGGATTTAAGAGAAAAAGAGAAGCTGATAGATTATTCTGCGGCTGATTTTAATACCCTTAGGGAAGCCTTAATAAATTATGCCAAAGCTACTTTCCCTCTAGATTACAATAATTTTAGTGAATCAGATTTTGGAACTTTATTAATTGAAATGATGGCTGCCGTTGGGCATATAAACTCAATTAAAGCGGACTATCTAGCTAATGAAAATTTTATAAGAACAGCCAAGGATAGAAAGAGTGTAAAAAAGTTGCTAGAGCTAATTGGGATTAGAATGAAAGGTCCTATCTCTGCCGCTGCTAATGCTAGAATAGCTTTACAAACCACTGAATCTTTACCATCCCCAAACACCATAACGATATCGGCTGAGAACAGAACTTTTACAATAACTTCTCCTGAGGATAACGCACCTCTAAGCTACACAGTTTACAAGCTACAGCCAAATGGAACGGTTGATTTAGACAGCAATACAACTAATTTAGTTTTTAGCGTCAGTGCTCAAGATGGCGTAATAATAATTACTGACGCAGTAATAATGGAAGGCGCGTTAGTAATAGAAACTGGTCAATTTTTGTCCCCAGAAGTTATAAAGAGTATAGAGCTAACTCAGGCTCCATATGTCGAAAGAAGTGCTCAAGTTTTTATTGAGGGTTCCGTAGACACTAATGGAGTTTACAAGGAAGAAGAAAATGTTTATTTTGCTTCCGGCTCTGACGATAAAATTTTTGAAATAGCTACAGATGATAATTTCAAAGCCACAATTTTATTCGGCGATTCAACGATAGGTTTGTCCCCTGCTGTCGGAGATACATATACTGTAACTTACAGAGTTGGGGGAGGCACTAGAGGTAATATAGCTGAAGAGGTAATCAACGTACCACTAACGCTTAGTATGTCTAATGGTGTTATTACCGAAAGCGTAGATGGGGTACTAGAAAATGTTAGCATCGCTACTGGCGGATCAGACGCAGAGACAGTTGAGCACGCTAAAAGATACGCTCCTTTAATATTCAGAAGACAGGATAGATTAGTAACCCTAGCTGATTACAAATCATTTGTAAACAGTTTTATTTCAAACTATGGTTCAACTGGAAAAGCAAACGCTGTTGTTAGAAGAGCTTATTCTTCTGCAAACATCATAGATTTGTTTGTCCTAGAAAAAGCTTCAAACCTTCAACTAAGAAGGGCCACCCCAGAGTACAAGCTCCAACTTCTTCAGGCAATTGAGGAAAAGAAGATGCTAACTGATGAGCCAGTAGTAGTTGATGGCTTAATAAGAACTTTGGATTTAGTTGTTTCTGTAACCTTTGATGAGAAATACAGAAAGTTTGAAAGCTCACTAGTTTCAAAAGTAAAGAACAAAATACTAGAATACTTTAACGTAGACAATATGGAATTTGGTGAGCCATTCATAGCTCAAGATCTAACCAAATGGTTATTGTCGCTCATAGAGATTAGATATGCATTCGTAGAGAATACTCCAGAGGCTATAAAGTCTAACTTTAATGAAATAATTCAGTTAAACAACTTAACAATAAATAGCAACTTCATCTAATGTCTGTTAAAAATTACATCACTGATCAGAAATTTTTTAAGCCTACCTATTACAAGGCTTTACAGTATATCATACCTAGTTACTTATTAGATGATGACAATCAAGCATTTGGAACGGAAGTAGATCTAAAAGACCAGATAATAAATTCTCATATTAGTTTTTGTGATAATGTATCGTCAATACTTAACATAAGCTCAATACCTGGATCTGTTTATTATGGGATAAATACTCTTTCTGGCATTTGTACATTTTTTATAAAACAAAATGAGCTTACAAAGATTACGCCAGAAGACTTTGAATTAACTATCTTAGATAGAGTTAACACAGCTTATAAACAATTCAAAACCGAAGACGAATTTAAAACATATATCAGCAGTACTCTTTTACCCTCAATAATTTTAAACAAGCCATCTTCTTATTTTAATCAGGGTGATAGTGCATCCTCAATGCACGACTACCTAATAGAAAATATATCCTGGCTATACTTTTTAAATACCAGTGGAGTAAACTATTCTCCGTCAACATTTGTTTGTAATTTACTAGCAGAAAAGTCTTATAAGGGCGAAACAATATATCTAAATGACTGCTTAAAAGGCTTATCAGAATACTTGTTTAAGAATGGGTTTAATGATTACATCCCAGACACGTTCCTAAGTGCTACAGGAAAGTTTACTAGTGGAACGCAGCAATTAGATAAATTAAATACTTGGATTGATATTATTTATTCCCCATTGTACTCAGATAGAAGTGACCTCACTGTTTACGATAGATTTGATTTAGCTGTTCAAAATGGGGTTTTAGAGGAGACAAAGGTTACTAATGGGCCTTTCACTAAGCTGTTGAGAATGTTGTCTTTAGCAGCTTACGATATGAGCGATAATACTGAAAGGCTAAAAACTCTTTACAATATTCAAGAGTGCCCCGACAACTTATTGCCATTCTTAGCAGATTTAATAGGATGGAAGCTTTTCGGGTCTAACCCCGATAGATGGAGACTTCAGCTAAGAAATGCAATCGAAGTTTATAAAAAAGCAGGAACAAAGAACTCTTTACAGTTTGCTTTGAATACTCTTTTCCCAAAAAGCATATTTAATCTAGAGCCAAGAATTAATGAGCTATGGGAATCTTATGTTCCATTTTTAATATTCTATTCTCTGTTAACTGAATCACAATATTTTAAATCTAACATTACCTGGACAAGAGAGTTAGCTCAAAGAATGCTTGTTGAAGGCTATGCTGAAGATGACATTAGGGAAAATGCTAAGATTGCAACAGATAGAATAATCTATGAAATATACTTAACGCATAAAAATAAATTTAACATACCAAATCAGAGTAGTGAATTCTTCTACAGAGGAAGATCATACAATGTGCCTCCTTTTGAAGAATACCCTTACTACGCAAATGTTGAACTAGATCAAGAGATGATTTTAACAATCATTGATAGACTAGTTTGCTTTGGTGTTAGAAGAGACTTTGCTGAACAGGTCGGTGAATACATAGAAAATAATACAATCTTGGTTGATGACATACCAAGAGCTTCTAGCTGGTTGTTCTTTACTTCAGGTTATAATCAACCACCTAATCTCTCTGATATTATATCAGAAGCAGATTCTAGAAAGTTAGAATTCGTTCCTCTTTGGTCAGGAAAATCATCCCACTTCACAGCCATACTAGATGCTTCTTCATTTGATTTTAGCAAGAAGGAGACAACCTACGACTCAGATGATGCAATTGTTCTAGCCAGTCAGGTCGTCAATGATTTTGCTCCAGCCCACGCAATACCAATTATTGCCCTAAGTCTTTCAGTAACCGACACGGGCAATAGCCAAGATCAAAGACTCCATATGGTAGGATACGATAAGATAGAACCTCTGGAGCAAAGCACGATTGCAAACTATCAATCAAGTGGACTGAATGTAAGTTCATATAAGAGAAGCACGGGAACAGGCAATATAATGTTCCCTGGGCCAATCCAATCCACTCAAGACCCTCTTCTTACAAACGCATCTGTCGTTACAAATGTACCCAGAAATACCGTAAGAAGAAGAAATTTTGAAAAGCTAATGCCAATGAATGGATTCTACAATAGAACTGGATTCAATATGCCAGTTTCATTTGACCCATCAGCTAGCCTTTCTGGAATCTACCTTGGATACATACCAAGCTCTAACTCTTTCCAAACAATATCTGACTACAAGAATCTTCCAGAAGTATACTCAATCTGTTTAAATACTTCGTCAATTTTATACGGCTACCCAGTTAGCAGCACAGTTAAATGCAGAGGGCATGAGAATCTTACATATAAAGATTACTATACTGACAGAGGTCAGTTGAATGATATTTACTATGTAATGCATTCTATAAATGAAAGGAAAAAGTTTGTCCAAGCTTCGTCGGTAATAACTTCTACAGGCTATACGGCTGATGAAAATTGGAAAGATAATATTACAAGTTATGTGAACTCAGCCACAGAGGCGAGCGGATGGTTCCCTATAAGTCTATACGATTATTACAACTTTAGTTTTGGCAAGGATATGCATCTTTTGTATCAAACTTATACAAAAGAGTTTAATAGGCATATTCTAAATGATGACATACTGACAAGAGACGGAGCCAATATTATATCTCATACATATGGACCGCTAATCTACAATCACGATCTTAATTACATAGCAAACAATCAATATGTTGTAAGTTCCTTAAGCTCAGTCGTAGAGATAAAGAATTCAAACGTACTATCAATCCCAGGGACAACCGTCGCCAACTCACCTAGCACTCTATACTTCAATCCATCAACACCGGATATGATCACTTCTGGGATTATTTCTGGTATTGATCTTATTAATGTTTCTGGTGCTTCGCCAAGAAACTCATTTACGGTTGTAAAAGTACCAATTAGCGAGAAACCAGATAGTGCATCTGAATATATGTTTGATAGAACATTCCTGAAGGTAAATAGCTTAACTAGCTACCCAAGAATGAGAGTTGATATAACAAGAACTATACAAGATAATAATTATCCAATAAACAAAAATTTCTTGTTACCAAACCATTTATTTAAGTTTAGTATTAATGGTTTAGTTTGTTCAAATGACGCTTTAACATTAGGGGGAAGGACCATAGGTATTTGGATCCATACTAAGCAAGAGCAGGGAAAGATTTGGTCCTATGCCCCTAATGATTTAAACCTACAATACTGTGGAAATAAACTTTACGGTAAATGGGAGCAACACAGTAGAAATCTTCAAATAGAAGAAATCATGGAAAAGTATGTTTATAAGTACACTTTCCCAACGGACGATAGAACTAGAATAGACATATCTGGGCAAACAAGAAGATTAAGGTGTATAGATATTGTAACTAGAGCAGCGTACTCTATCAGTCCTCTTTTAACTTTAGAAGAATCAGATTTTTCAACTTTTGAGTTCTTGTTTGACACCTATAATAATGTAACAGAAACAGATGCTAGCTATCACGGTTCTTTTGGAGAGGTGCATAGAAAAGACCAACAATACATTGTTGATATATTCTTCCTTCCAGATAACGTGAATGGATTAAATAATTTTTTCCTTGTGGATAAAGTGTCTTTGACTGATATGACTTTAAATAAGATGTCTAGACTCCCACTATTCAAGGAAGGTGAATGTGGAGAGTATAGAATGGAAGTTACTAAAGAGCAATTAAAATCAGTGTTTAGATTCTTTAATGATATCAGCGGAAAGAATGTTCAAGTTGGTCTTGCAAGCAGAGATGCTACTGAGACAAGTGGAGTGATGCAAACACAAGGAGGATCTAGATTGGATTATAGATTAAATACTTCTTGGCTTGGCGGAACTTATGTTGGAACTGGTAAGACACTAGATACAGTAGAGGTAGTAGTTTAGTATGTTTACTACAGGATTTGGAGAAGTATTAGCTGATGTGTTGACCGTAAATCCGGCTATAGCTTCTATTGCATCAGCTAGTGCAATCTTAGACACTTCTAACTATACTTTTAATGCAATAACTTTAGGAAAGGACGGGCAAGGATTTCTCCAGCACGGGCATTCAATAGTGTCTGATCAATTCATAGGTATACTAGATTCAATTTATGCTTATTTTTATGGGTACACGACATCTCCTCAACAAGCTACATTATTAAATGATCAGTTTTTAACTACTTTAAGATACAACACACTATCCCCTTCGTCTTACCACTCGTCATCCACTGATTTACAATTATCTTCTAGCTATAGCTCTATTTCAAATTACCCTTCTATTTATGATGCAAGATTAGAAAGGTCTTCAACAAAAACAAGCGTTGAATTATTTAGGGGTTTTGAGTATTCAGATTTTGGTCATTATGCGAATCCAGCCGCCGATCCCGACACTATTCAGCAGTACATATACGGGATATTATCTGGTACTTTAGATCCTGCGTTGGCCGGGTTACTATCCACGGCATTCTCTAGTACTTACTTCAGCAGTCTGTGGAATGTTATGGGATACCCCCCATCTGGTAATATTGGAACCTACAGGCTGCTCAGTTCTACTAGTAACTTAAATGCTCCGGTCGTTTCAGGAAATCTGAGCGGAGTATTCAACTCAAAACAAATAATTGATAAAAAAGGATTCATTAAAATAAATGAATCTATAAATGTCACTAGTTTGTCGGCTGGCCCATATATTACCAGTGCGACAGGATTCTCCACAAATCCAGCAATTTTAATTGGTGTCGGTATTCAAAAAGGGGACGCTGCTGCCTTGGCATTGCTTGGGGGAGTTAAACATATAGGCATTTGGTGTTTAGATTTAAAACAAATGCTTAATTCTGGCTTAACCCCTCCATATTCCTGGAATAATCTAAATAATACTAGAAAATATAAGTTAGTGGCTAAAGTTACATTTTGGAATGACGTTCTCCATCATGAGGATACTTCCATAGGTGGGACTCCAACCGCTGGCATTAAAATTCTTGCTGATGGATTAGGCTCTAATGAAGGGGTGTTAGTTAAATTAAAATTAAATTTTAGATAATATGGAAAAGTCATTTGTAGAATCTCTTAACATTAAAGGCCACTTAACTATAAGTAAAGTTAAGGACGGCAACGAAGAATTAATTTTTGACGATAAAAACGTCATTGTTTCAGGATTCGGAGTTGGCCTTTCTTACCTCTACTCAAGACTTGGAGCTACAAACATACTAGACTATCAACTTGATAGATTCCAGGTTGGTGTAAGCGGTAATGCAGGAAATCAATTAAGCTCTACATTCCAACTCTCTGGCCCATTAAGCAGTCAGTCAGAGTATATTGGGCTTACATCAGACAGCAATTTAAGTGTATTCTCTGCTACTCAAATAAAAAATGGAGTCTTTAGTACTTCGCCAACTCCTTGGTTTGCTAAGATCCCATTTACTAAGGTCACAAGAGTTGATGACAGGAGTGTAAGATACACAATATTTATAGACGAAGATTCCTGTAATAATATAACAAGAAACGGTAATGAAGCTAACCTAAATGAAATAGGTTTGTTCATGAAAAATCCAACCGGAGCTTCCCCAGAAGCCTCAATCCTTGTAGCTTACAGATATTTCTCTAGTATTAGAAAGACTAGTGACTTTGGTTTAATTTTTAGATGGACAATATTATTCGGATAATACAATGCTAAACGTAAGTGATATTTATACAAGCGTAGGCTCTAACAAGATTTATGGTTGCTGGACCCCTAACGTAACCAAGTTTGATACTAGTTCTTTTTACAACTGGGAACAGGATAATCTCCCAATATATGATCTAGATGAAAGAACTCAATTACTATGGGAGAGATTAGGGCACCCGACTTCATCAATTAATGGGTTTGCTTTAGTGGTATCTGCTACTGCTACATCAGGGTGCAACACAAACATATTTACAACCTTAAGTGCTTGTTTAAACTCACTACCAGAAGTTATTAATGCTCCTTACATTATTGAAGTAGGAAGCTTTGGAAACCTTGGGACTCTAGCTTTATCAAACAGAACATTTGGACCAAAAGGCTCTATTGAAATAATCAATAGAAACTTTGCTAAAATGGATACAGTTACTAATCTCTATGAATTTTATAAAGAGAAAAGTGCTGGAGGTGCTTACGGTTTAGCTTCATCTATTCTGTATGATAACTCAACGTTGAATGATAATATACCAACTGTTGAAGTTCCATCAGTTCCAACTAATTTAAAGAAAGCAAAAATACTTTCTTTAAATATCCCAGTTATGAGTGGTACAACTATTGTTTCTGGCTATGACTCAAGAATTACTAACAACTTAACTGTTTTCTGCCGCAAGCCATATCAAGGTATAAATCAAAGATTAACTGCTGCTCTGGCTGCGAGAAACAATGTAGTTCAGCCATTTACTCGATGGGACCAACCCAGTGCTGTGGTGGCGTTTACTAACTACGAATCAAACTTAGATACATATGAAATTACTGGGTATGATGCCTCTACTATAAAAGAGAATGATCTCTCTAGAAGTGAGATTTTTTGGAAAGAAGATAGTTTAACTAGGCCAACGGTTCCAATAGTTTATGGTAATAGACTAGATCAAATAAAAATTTATAATTGTAATGGCCCAATCTATATAAGAAACTTTACTGTAGATGGTGGTGGAAATTACAATGGAACAGAGAATGGAATAGATATCAGAAAGTCTGTAGTTGTACTGGAGAACTGTTCTGTTGCTAGATGCAGAAAAGCTGGCCTCTATGCAGACAATTCAAGAGTTACCTTAACCAGAGGATTCATAGCTTATAGAAACTATGGGTTCAATACTGACGGCACCAGAGTTGGAAGAACATGGTCTTCTAAACTTTTCAATAAATTAGATAGAGAGTCACAAGGTAACTATGGTATTGGAATAGAACTAATTAACAGTGAGTTGAATTTAAGCTCAACTTATGAAAGAGATTATCTCTATAGCATAAGTGGTGCATTATATACTTACAATTTTTCTTACATTGGTGTTTCTGCTGTCCCTGCCGCCTCATGGTTATTCTGCTTATCAAGAAATGATATTGGTTTAAGAGCAGTTAACTCAAGAATTTTTGGTGGAAGAACTGAAGCTAATCCGCCTGCTGGTGTAGCCCCTTTAGCTGCATATGTCCACGCCCACAATTTTATTTCTGAGCTTAACACGGAAGCTGGAGTAGTGCTTCAGAATTCCACTTTAGATCACAGTGGAAGAATAAACATCTATGGAAACTATGTTGGTTTAGATGGGGTTAACTCAACAATCAGTATTGACTCACTTAATTGCAAATATAACCAAAAAGAAGGAATATACTTAGTAAACTCTAAGCTTAATTACAACAAAGAAGGCTACAGGCCAACTTTAACTGGCTATAACAATTCTACATACAGATTCCATCAGATGTCCTTCTTCCAAAATGGAGCGCATTTGAGATTAGTTAATTCTGTATTTGAACCAACTTACATGGCTTCTATGCCAGATAAGTATGAACGATTTGTTTGTGATCAATCGTTTGGGATGTTCACGTTTAGCTCTATTGATGGTGTGCTTAGAGAGAATGTTGTCCCCTCCATAATGGTTGACTCTAACTCAAAGTTTAAGGCAATAAGTTTAGCTATTACTAATGATTCAGATTCTTTCAATTCAACAAATCAAGGTTACTTTGGATGTGCATTGTCAGTAGTCAATAACTCAGAAGCAACATTACAAGGCACTAAAGATTATGTCACAAAATTATTTGGGCCTAGTTCTGTAAACTTTCAACAAACTTTAGCTGGACTTTATGCTAATCAGAATTCAACAATAAAGATTCAAGGCCCAACTGTTGTTGCTCAATATGGAGTTGATGCTCTTGTCGATAACAACTCTAACTTAGAAATTACTCCACACAGATTAAGAAACGGAACTTTAGATATAAGTGGATTTAATCTTGGTGATAAGAAGAACCATACTTCTGTTGAATTCCATTCAACAAGAGCTTGCTTAGTTGCTGACCATGGATCCACTATCGCCATGAAGGATCTGGGCCACTATTATGATTTGTGGGGGAGGTCAGCTCTTGGCAATGACATTCTTTCAAACTATGGTCCAGACTTACCACAAATAACTTATTTATTACAACTTTACACTTCTGGAGGGGGTGTGCAATTCTACCCAAATCCAAATGATGTAAATCTTTACACGGAATTACCATTACCAAATAATGATCTAGGATTAAGTTTATACACAAATAATAATGTATTAGATAATAATAACCTAGCACAAAATTATAATCTGACAGCAGGTGGGTACATAGGAAATCCAGCTACAAATAACTTTAGCTCCACGACTTATGGTGGAGTTTGTCTAAGGGCATTAAATGGATCAAAGGTAAATGTAGACAACGTACACTTCCCCTGTGGCTGGTGGAATGCTTCATCAGTGATATATGATGGAAGCTCTACTGATGGTTTATGCTCAAAGACATTCGTATGGATTATTAATGATTCATCAAAGTTAGCTGCAAGGTATGTTTCAGTAAGCGGAAACTACCCAGGAGTTGTACCTTACTTTGGGCCAAGTGGAACTTGGGGAGGAAGCGGAGCACCTTCTTCAACCCCAGATACGAGCAGCTTGTCAATTCTAGATTACTACGGAGTTAACACTTCAAGCGTATTTGGAAATGCCTCTGCTACCAACCAAGGACCCTTTAGACTTTATTTCTCTGTAGATCCGTTCATAAACTGGGGTGTAGCGACTGGGGCTCAGGCTGGATATATACCACAAGTTTATGCTCAAGGCTATCAGTTCTCTTCTAACATAATTATTGATTCCTCTGTGTCTGGACTCTATAAATCAATACTTGTTGCAAGCGGGAATGGAGTGACAACTTCAGCATTCTATTACGCTTCTGCTGTAGTATCAAATCCAAGAGAAATAAGAGCTCTGCTTGATGAGTCCGCTGCAAACTTATTTGCAAATGCTAAACATAATACTGTAGGAAAATCCGGTCTAGCTAAGACAGTAGCAATTTACTACCCCTATTATGAATTTGCTGGTGGTGATACTGTAGTGCTAGACAATAATATCTCTGGAGGAAAACCAAGAGGTAGAGGTATAGGATCTCTAAATACATTTGACCTAGAGAAGTGGAACTAATATGGCTGGACAATTTTTTGATTCTGTTTTTAAGTATACTGATCCTGTTAGATATTTCAAGGCTAACGATCCGTACTATTACGAGGTAGATAATATCCCTTTAAAGCAATTACAGGAAAACTGTAACTTCTTAAAGGATCAAGTAGCTAACCTTATCAAGCCTGAGCAAATTCAATCTTTAGGAAGAGCTAATTTCTCTGAGCTACAGCCCTATGTCGAAGGCAATGATAACATCCTGAGAGTCCGCCCAGGACGTTATAGTGCCAGAATAAACGATGCTTATAACATAGATGCTTTTCAAAAATTAACTCAAATTGATGGATTTACTATTGCTCAAAGCAATAAGTACTCTGTAAAAACAAACAGAGATGCAGAAATAAAATCTATATTAAATAAATTTAAGACTTATATATCTTCAAATGCAACAAATATGAATGGTCTATTTGAAAGATCATTCACATTTCCAGTTACAGACCTAGACGGAAGATCAAGCTATTTATTAAGTGGTTCACCTGGGTATAGATCAACGCAGTTAATATTTGGAAGTGATACACCATTCCCAAATTTAAGTGGTGTATTCCCCGCTTATAATACTAATGCTTCAAGTTTAATTGCTACAACTTTCACCGACCTATTCGGAGGGATGGGCCTCCCAGCTTTAGAGTCTGAGTTTATAAAGAGATGGAGAGGTATAACTAGAACATCTATTGTTGATATTCCAGAAGAATTAACAATTGAAATCCCTCCATTTAATGAAGAAGATTTTTATTACATAGATGAAACGGGCCAAAGAGTAAATTTAATTGCTAATCAAAGAATAGATTTATTATTCATATACTCAAAGCCAATAGATGCATCCTCCGCTACGATATCACGCTACTCAAATAATGTCCCATCAAAGATAAATGCTGCTACTTTAGGTATTGTAAGAGGAGCAGGAATTGGAGTAAACTTAAAAACCACAACCAACAGCGCACCAAAGACTGGGGTTAGGATTGTTGATTCGGAAGGTAATCCGATGATCCTCCCAAATATTTCAGATGAACTTGCTTTGGATACTGGTTTCACTACCTCTGCCGGAACGATAAGAGGATCATTCCCTTCACCAGATGACCTCTTAAATCTGACTCCTCTAATATCTGAAAATCTTGAATCAAATAGTTTTGCTTTAATTGGGCAATCAATACTTCCAATTGCTTACATACTTGTAAAGAAGAATGCGTCCGTCAACACTAGCCTAACAAATATACTAACTGCTGATGATGTAATTGATATTAGACCATTCTTTAGAACAACGGAACTAAGCTACAATGAAAGGTCAGGTCTTGCGGCAGCGACTCCACCAGCTTCATTAGCTAATCCAGTGGTTACAGAAAATTATGTTGATGAAGTTTCTAAACAAATAAATCAACAAATAACAGCTTTAGATTCAAGAGTAAACTCATTACCAATTCAACCTAAAATTATAGCGGCTGGTTATGTTCAAGGAGGAACGTCTTGGGGAGTAGAGGGAACATTGAAGAGCTTTATCAAAAGAAAGTATTTCCCTGGGCTTACAGATCAACAGCTTATAGGTAAAGTAAAAGAAATATATGATTACCCTGGCGATTTACCTTTAAGTGAACTCCCAGACTGGGATATTGCTAATTGGGCAGATTCTACGGGTTTGTTTGCCGGGGGACAATTCCCTCATGACTATATTAACTTTGCCGTAAGAAAGGCAGATGATTATAACTTTGCAGGATATGGTTATGATTATCAAGCTGAAGGACAGATAGGAATCTCTGGAGTTGGGGAATTGTTCTCAACTTATCCGGTTCTTGGTGGGCAATACCAAGTCCAAGGAACCTCGACTAGCCCTGGGACGGGGGGAGGTGGCGGAAACATTATACAAAGAAGAAAGAGAAAGCTAGGAAGATTTGCTAGAAAATTAAGAAGAGCACTTGACCCATTTGGAAACAGTGTAGGGACAGGAGGAGGGACTGCTCCATCACCTGTAGCCGCCACCGATGTCACTACAAGCACCATTGGCGGATTCGTAAGCTTCTATTGGGTAAAGAAAACAATTAGAATTGACAAGTCACAAGTTGATTCTTGGATGGAGGATTACAGAGTAAATGTAAAGCTACATAACTGCGTTCCTCTAAGCCACAAGAATGACTACGAAACAGCGGGTCTTGGAGCAGGGGCTGCTGGCATCTCAAACGTGTGGATTTCAAAAGCCAATATTGAAGGCTCTTATGAATTTACCATATTTGTTGCATGGAATGCTATAGATGCAACAGTCCAACCAGATACAGCTACAAGTGCTGCTGTAACTCCTTATCTTTACAGGCAGCCTACAAGAAATTCTAGAGGCTCAATTATAAGCTTTAACGGATTCGCAGTTATAACTAAAGAAATAGCTGAAGATTTCAATACAGACTTCCTAGACGAAGATGATGTTTATGGAAACTCTGCTGTTGGTGCAACATTATATCCGACAGTAACATTTGAAGTTGTAGGAATACCAAGAGGTTATGGCGCATCTACTAGCTTGAGTCAGAAGCTGCCGGTATTAACTCTGAAGTAGTATGCATTTAAAATTTACAAACTGTGGAGAATATCTTCCCGGTCAAAAGCCAATAACCGGGGAGATTATAACTCCTCCAGTAGTAAATGTTATAATACCAGGACCAGATCCAGGTAATCAAATATTTAGACTTCCAGACCCTTATCAGCCTAAATGGAAATGTGTTCAAGTTAGGCAAGAGTTATGCCCCCCGACCGTAGAACAACCTTTTCGAGGGCCTAAAGAAATAGTCTACGAGTGCCGTCCTTGTGATAGTGGAAGAGGGAATCCAGCACAAAATGAAGTTGGGTGCATACATGATTCAAGAGAATTGTGTGTTGCCAATAGTAATGGCAGTCACGGATGCAGACCAATGTCATTTGATTGTCCTCCTATTGGTCCTGGAGGCCCTGGAGGTGGTCCTGGTGGTCCTGGTGGTCCTGGTGGTGGAGGGCGTCCTGGGGGTGGAGAAGAGTCCTTATATATTTGTGTTACAACAAATTTGAGACCTTGCCCACCCACAACTGGACCTGTAAGAACCACGGGTTCGATTGTAACGAAAGAATGTTTAGCTTGCCTTCGGGATGCAAAGGGTAAATGGATTCCCCCTTCAAGACTGCCTAACGGGAATCCTATCATTAATCAAACATTAGGATCTTGTGAGCCGTTAGCTTCTTGTATATTTAATTGCAGAAGTACTAGAAACTGCACAACCAAACCAGTTGGCGGACAATATAGAGGCCCACAAGATACAATCCCACAACCTGGAGTAGTACCCAGGCCCAGGAGACCAGTTGGACCAATAACTGGTGGGGGTGCTGCAACAAGGTATAAATGCACTAGAACAAATTTAATTTGCCCACCTGGGTATACTGGAACAGTCTATTCTCAATCTTGTGTACCATGCACTCAAATAAGAGATCAAGAAACAGGACAATTTTATTGGCCTTCTAATTGTACTGATGCTTACAGCAGTAGATCTCAATGTGAAACAGCTTGCACGCCAAAAGTTGTTAATAATTGTGTATTGCAGGGTGTAATAATTGGGGGTGGCGGAAATCAGGGGGAGCCAAACGCAAACCAGACTGGGCAAGTAACGAATACTGTTAGATCTGAATTTTCTAATATAACTCAACAGATATCAAATAATCAAAAATCAACTAATATAAACATTCAAGAAGAGTTAGGGAAATCAAATAATAATGTAGTATCTAAAATAAATAACAGTAGCAATAGTATTTATGATGTAAGAAGAAACTTCTTCTCTGTTAATGAGGTTTTAAGAACTAGAGAATCCTATTTTGTTACAAACAATTACAGGTTAGATATATTCAAAGAAGCTGTAGTAGAAGAATTAAAATACATATTTAATAAATACAACACAAACTCCTCTTGGAGCGAAACACCTTTACAGACTTTAACTCTAGAAAAAATAGCTGTATCCATAAATGATAATTTACTACAATCATTTAGTAATATACACGATATAGCTGGTGTCAGAGTGAGTAACACATTCTTTTTACAAGCTTTAAATAAACATATACTCACTAACACTTTAGATGATTTTGATCCACAGTATTATCATTCATTAGCTGAGAAGCAAAAGAACGATAAATTCAAAACCTTTAGCCCAGCTACTCAAAATTTACTAGAAACTTATGCTTTATCTGTAGCTGAAAGTAATATAATTGATCCATTCAGTTTTTCAATAAATGAATTAAACAGAAATTTATTAAATAGGCAGAAAAGACTAAATGAAGATGTTAATGCAAAAACTTATGTTTTAACAGAAACATATGAATTGAAAGATCTTAAGGTATTTAATCCTGGCGTATACATGGATCCGTCTAGCGTAGATCCTGTGTTCGCAGAAAATGGTATAGGTCCAGGATACTATTTACCAATAAAAACAATTGATGGGAACTATGTTCCACTGGTTTATGATATAGATTTATCATTAAGATATATAACTCCAGCGGGAAGGTATGAAGCACTTTCAATTTTAAATGAAGACCCTAAGTTCTACATCACAGCAAAGTCTTCCTCTGGCGTTACTGAGTTTACGTCTGGGATTAGCTTCACTTATGATGTAGCCCCCATGTACTTTAAATTAAATCTAAGTTCAGTTAGTTCTTTTACAACACAAAATCCACTAATAACAGAAATAAAAGCTACTTACGATTTGCTAACTGATCAGACATTAATAGATGATCACACTAATACAAATGGATTCTCAGTTACAAAAGTAAATGTAGACTTTAAAGATTCTATATTAAAATATTTATTAGACTCTTCCAGCTTAACTTATCAACAAAAAGATATTGCATTTAATGAGCTAAATAATAATAAGAGCATAATCTCTAATAATATAACCGAGAAAAATATACCATTTGCATTAATTATAACGCCAGTTAAGGGTTCTAGATTTAATCCATTTAATGGATCCTCAAAGATAGAACAGTTTGATCAGGATTATGTCACTAGAAAATTAACTTTATATTCACCAATACATCTATCAGATAATGAAGAAATGATAAATCCATTAAAGATAGATTACCTAGCTAATTCAAACAATGAATTTAAAGTTGGATTACTAGAAGAAAGAAATCCTCAAGCGTTAACTTTTAAGTATGATTCTGAGGCAGACTGGCTAAAAGAATCTTTCTATAGCTATGCAAATGGAAGTTACAATAATCAAGTCTCTTCCGTATCATCCCACGGTGCATCATACTTAGTAAGAGAGGTTATAGATAAATTAATTACAACTCATAACCCGTCCTCCCTTTATTGGTATGATATTTATAGAAGAATTCCAATTGAAAAAATGGGAGAATTAATATTTGATATGCCAAATACTTTATTAAATTCTTTATCAGAAGGATTTAGAAATAACATAAAAATTAAGGATGTATTAACTCAATCGTCAGAAGAGACCTATGATACTTTAGACGATGATGAATCAACAATCGTTACCCTAATAGACAGAAATGCCACCCCTCCGCGCTATAATTAAAGGTGATTTAAGCACTGCAACCCATGCTGCTGAGCCTGTTAACCCACACAAAGTTTTTATTGGCGGGCAACTAGCAGTAGTGACCGGAGATATTTATGGGGTAGCACCAGACCACCCTGGCAATGGTGCCCATCCTAGTGCGGCAGGCCAGGGAAGCTCTAGAGTATTTATAGGTAATACACCCTTATTTAGGGAAACTGACTTATTAGTTTGTGGGGATGTTGCTAAAGTAACCGACCCTACAAGGAATGTATATTCAGGATAGCATAAATTAAAAATTATTAATTAAATTTAATAATGAGTGATAGATAAATATAGTATACAACAATTAGGAGTTTTTTATGAGAGGAATCCAGTTAACTGAAGATTATGTCAGCCAGATTGTCGGTAAGCCAGCCGCCAAGATTTCAGAGTCAACCGAAGCCCCACAGGCTCAAGCTCACGTTTGCCCCCTCTGCGAGTCACACCTAGAGGAGCCAATCTCAGAAGAGAAAATCCAAGAGCACGTTGATTACTTCCTAGACGTTATCAATGAGAACTTTGATATCGTTGGCGAAGGACTAAATGAGGAAGAGGAAGTCGAGGCCGAAGAGGAGACCGAGGAAGAGCTAGAGGATTCAGAAGAATCAGAAGAGTGATTCTATGATGCCTAACGGTGCGGCTATAAAGTCATCCGCTAAGTTTGCCAATATATCAGAGCAAATTTTAAATGGCATGATGACAGGGGAACCAACTCCTACAAAGACTCTAACTGTTAATAAGGGTCAGAGCCTTAATATAAAAAATATTAAGGTTCCTGATTCAATGGTGGAGAGTATTGTTGGGTTTGCCACCAACAAAGAAGAGCCTTCCGAAGTGGAGAGCATTGACGAAGCTGTAGTTGTAGAGAACAAGATCTCAGACTTAGTAAAGAGATTAAATTCTTTACTGGTAGAAGCCAAACAAGTCCTAGCTGAGATGTGCGGAACCACTACAGGGATGATTGGAACAAATCAAAAGTTTGTTTTAGGCAAAAAGACTCCAGGTAAAAAGATTAAGAAGAAGCCTTGAATCTCTTAAATTTAATAAACGAACTAGTCTCTTTCAAAGGAAAAGGGTCCTCTGCCGGAAGAGAGAAGATGAAATCTTCTAATTCAAATAAGAAGTTTCATACCAAAGCTCAGTCATCCAGGGCAAGAGTTTATAAGTCAATTACCACTGCCCTAAAGAAGGGAGGCTACGGTCAAATATTTACTACCAAGGGTGCTGATCGTCTGTATGTCATTACTAAAAGAAAGTGGGGCAAGGACGATGAGCAGATGGTAGGCGGAAGAGTTGCTAAAGGGTTTGGCGAAGGCATTCCATACAAAGACGTAAAGAAATATTCCCTAAGAACATTGAAGCGTCATGGGAAGTACAATACACCTGGATTTAAAAAGAAGGGTAAGAAATAATTATGTTACTAGTAGAATACAGAATACTTGATAAATTAAAGGTCATTAACGAAGGAACTGGCCCAGATAAGAAAGTAAAGCTAACGGGAAAGTTCCAGAAGTGTGATGAACAGAACAATAATGGAAGAGTCTATCCAAGAGCGGTATTAGAGAATCAGGTAACTGCTATCCAAGAGAAGATCAAGGACAGATCTCTAGTAGGTGCCCTAGATCACCCACCAAATGATGCCATTCACCTTTCACAGGCTTCCCACCTTATCAGCAAGCTTTGGGTTGAGCCAAATGGTGATGTTATGGGTGAGTGCGAAATTCTTTCAACCCCAAACGGCCAGATT